CCCGCGTTGGCATATAGCACCTGCTTTCCTGATAGGTTCAGCAGGTCAAACGGTTTGGCGCTAGGGTCTAGGCCAATCTGCTTGCAGCGGTAGTTGTAATACTGCACCTTCTGAACTTGGTTTAGCCCCGACAAGTCCCCTTTAGTAACTATTGATTCAATGATCGTTGGATCAATTACTGCTACTTCACCCTTTGGCATACTGATTACGTTACTCATATTTAGCCCCTTATTTCGGTTGAAGGAAAAAATCCAATTTCATGCAAACACATTTCAATGGTTTTTAGAGATTTTTTACCTAAGTTTGGGATTTTTAACATCGTGCGCCCATTGTCCCTCAACCACATTTTGCCAATGCTATAAGCGTCAGTTAAACCCTCTGCCATTAAGCAGTTTGCAGAGCGCACATCAAGACCTCCGGGCCAAAAAATAAGTTTATCCAGTGTCAGAGACTTCATCCGATTCTCAAAATCGCTAGGCTCTGTTGATTCTTTGTTGTTGCCTTTTCTTTCCGATTTTAGAGTTTCGTACAGATTCATCATCGTTGCGCCTTCTTCTGCGCTAACTATCTCAAAAGTAATTGTCATCATTTGATTAAAAACCTCCTACTTCCCGGTTGCTCAACTACAAACTTCTCGTAAGTCTCAGGCAGCGCTTGCTTCAGTAAATCAGCACTGAACCGCTTAGTAGCCTTGCTGGTCTTCCAAGTGGCTAGGATCGAGCCATCAAAGGCTTTGAGCGTGGCCTTAGACTGCATGGCTGCTTGAATCATCTCCTTCAAGCCTTCCTCTGCCTCTTCGTACTCCTTCATCTTGGCCTTGATCTGGCCTAGTTGCTGACAGGCTAACTCCAGCGCGGCATTGGCTACCATGTCTTGCCCATCGTCCACCTTGTAGATGTCTTTGGTTACGTCAGCCATCGTCTGCGGGTTCCAGTTGCGGGTCTGCACCTGCGCCCAGAACTCAGCCATAGCCCGGATGTGAGCCTCTGCCTCTAGTTGCGTAAAGTTTTGTGGGAAGTGGCATAACTCCTGACCGCCGAACAGAACCACTAAGACTATGTTCTGCACCCCTTCGTGGACTATCTGTTCATGCAGGCACTGCGCCCTGTACTTCTCAGAGATCATCTCCGTACCGTCATCGCCATACTTCTTGCGCTGGTGTACGCCAAGGTTCTTGACCTCATACAAGGTCTTGCCATCGGCAGAGATGTAGTCAAAGTGGGAAGCCAGCCAATTGTGCTTTGGATGTCTAAGCGCATAGTCTGCGTCTTTGAACTCCCAACCCCATCGGCCTGCTGCTATCCGCATAATTGGTTCTTGCATGAGCAAGCCCATCTGTACGGGTTCTACGTCTGATAGATCAGGCTTTTCCCGCTGCCCAATCTTGGTAAGGTAAACCTCTCCACCCTTACCTTCTGCAATCATGCCTGCATCTGATGACCAGATAGCCTGATCGCGTACTGCCAAGTCTGCTTCGCTTAGTGCCATATCAGCCCCCTAATTAGTTAGCGAAATTAAATACTACCAAGGAAATATCGTTTATGCAATAGCGGTCTATTAAGTTTAAGCCAATCTTCTGCTTCCATCGTATTTTTGCTGTCAGACCCAAAGCCACGCCCAATTGTGCTGCTGCCCACGTGATGCACGTAAGCACGGCTATTGAAGTGTTTATAGCCCTCAGCAGCCATATCAGCACAAGCCACGTTGTCTGAGTAGAAGTTGATTGGAGGAAAGCCCGGAAACGCCTCACGATCCACGCTGGCGAACAAGGGAGCAGTCCACTCTACCTGCTGGATTGACTCTTCACTAGCCCACTTCATGCCTGCCCACGTGTCGTTTTCTTGCCTAGCCCTGATGTTTTGAGGCATTGAAGCCATGTTGCTACGCGCAGACACAAAGCCCACCTTATGCCCCTGCTGTTTCAAAATTACCCGATCATGGGTCAGTAGCCAATATGTATTGGGATCGAGTACAACGTCATCATTGGCGATAATGGCTGTCTCATGCCCATCCAACCAGCATTGAGTGAGCGCGTGGTTATAGGAATCGCCAAAGTTAGACTTATCGTTTTCCCCTATCCACTTCACAAAGTCCCAACACTGGATCGTATTCCAATCGCCGTAGACATAGACCTGTGTTTCCCGTGGAACGTACTGCTCAATGCTTGCCAACAGTACATTGATGCTTTTACTGCCCTTTGTCGCTATGACTATCGGTGTCACGTTCTTCTCCATATCCAATCCTGATTCCCAAATAAATGACCAGCACAATGAAACCTATGCCAATCAATGCCTCATACACGTTACACCTCTTCGATCATAACCTTCACCCGCACTGGTGTGGCCTTGAGTTTTACCCAGTAAGGGTTGTCTTCAAGCCATGCAGCGGCGTGGTTACGGGTGCGAAATAGCAGGGTCTTGAGTGGCTGTGTAGGGTCGGACAAGTCTTGAACAAAGCCACGCTGATACTGCAAAGCCCAACATAGTTTCTTCATTTTTCCCCCCGCCAAATGATGATCGCCACAACGATAAAGAATATCATCACGGCCCACGCTATGCCCTGAGCCGCTTCTGCTGCCTGTTGGGTTCTTAGCCACCAATCATAGTTAGAAGGGTTCATGTGTTCTTCTCCTGTATTACCTGAACCTGACAATTCAAGTGCAACCTTGCTGGTCTTTGCTCTGATTCACACCAATATCCATGCTTCACTTTAGAATAAATCTCTCCCGTGCGAACCAAAATAAACCTTTCACCTATTTTTACCCTTGAAAGACTAATTTTTTCACCACGATAAAACCCCGGCACATAAGATATGGGTTCCGGCTGCGCTAGTGCTTGGCGTAGTGCCTCTCTTACATCTAACGCTTTGTTCTTGGGCTTAACTGAATGGTCATCACCACAAAGCCAATCCACAAACTCCAACGCCATCTCTGCTGCTTTGCGTAGTTCGTTCATGTGTTCACCTGATCGACTATGCGCTGGATCATCGAGCAGTGATGACGTATCTCTGTGGCTACACCATCAATGTCCGCCCAGATTGGTTTGTAGGAATTACGGCTAAGACGGTTTAACTCAGTCATTAACTTATTCATCTGAACAACGTGATTGCTCAGATCGAACAGCATCGGATCTACATAAACTTCTCTCATATCAGCCCCCGGATAATTAGTCTAAACGTGCTTCTTGGTCTAACTGTAGCCTGCGTTCCTTGGCCTTTGTTAATAGGTCTGCTACCTCGTTGGCCTCTTGTCTGATGCGATACAACCGTTCAGCCAATTGACGCTCTACTACAAGGCTTTGCAATGCTAAATCCATTGCTTCTTGAATCGTATATTCACGCTGTACATTCATGGTTAACCTCCGTTGATTAGGTATGTGTAAACGTCTACACGATATGAACGCTAAACCTAATCAAAACGCTTGTCAAGGGGTAGACATCTATTTTTTTGCCTGTGGATAACTTTGTTAATAAGTTGTGCATAACTATGGTTTGGCATCTATCTACCCTATATGTACTATATGTCTTATAATCGACAATCTATATTCAAACGTAAATATATTTACGTAAAACTATAGTAAGACGTAAAACTATAGTTAAAACTATAACTACGAGTATTTAACAATCATGTAGTACAAAAAAATAACCTACAGTTAAAAATGATATAGGGTTATAGGTTATAGGTAAGTATCTAGGTCGTATCAATCTAAGATATATGACATATAGTGGGCCTGTGGATAACTTTGGGCCTCGCAGTCGGTCTACTCAACGGATCAGCAGGCAGAGTACGTGTACGTGTGAAATCCTAAATCTTAAATTTAGGACAATCGCAAAGTGCAAAGCCCTAAAATTCAAATCCTGATTTTTTTTGCAATAGCAAGTGCAATCTTATTTTTGGAAAAGAGGGGATAGATTCAGGCAAGCACCATAGGTGCAGAGCATATGCACAGGCACTATATCGGGGACGGGTCAAATAAGGCCATGGCAAGGCCGCTAGGCATTAGCCTATGCCTTACCCTTAGCCGGTAGAAAAAAGGCCCGTATAGGGCCTTTTATTAGGTTATAGGATCATTGAGCGCCGCCATGCCATGCTTCAATGCCGTTATAGAGTGTGTGAATAGTGTGAAAACGTGAATCTATGTTTAGATTCCCGCGCTCATACTCTTCGATCAGGTAATCCGCTAAATATCGGGCTAGGTTTTTCATACCTTGATCAGATAACCCCTCATTCGCTAGGCCGTATTTTTCCATCTCTTGCAGTAGGCTCATTTTTTCCCCTTTATAAAACAATAGTCCACGATTCGGGAATAGGCCGATCAGGAACCCATGTACTCCCGTTATGCTCGAATGTGATCGGGCCTATAGTGAACGTGCGGCCTATTGAGTAGGGTAGCGCTAGGGTGAACGTCTTACCATGTGCGCGAATGGGAGTCTTACGGCATGGCGTAGAACGTGAAACGCGAGTTTTTTTCATGTAAAGCCCCTTATTAGGAAAGACGGGAAATCCCCGCCCCGTTATCCCCTACCCCGTAGGGCAAGGGATAAAAGGCCGGAAACTAGGCCGCAAGCGGTAACTCTTCGCTAGATTCTTGCTTTACTTTCCCGCCATTGACTAGGAAATCCATCGCGGCCTGTGCTTTACCGGCTGCGCTAATAATGAATTTTTTGTCATTCTTTAGCGCTTTGAGCCATGACTCAATATAGGCCGCATGGCGTAGATCACCGTCTAGGCCGCAATGAGCGCAAAGCATAGCCGCGCCTAGTTCCGCGATTAGTTCCTCATAGGCGTAAGCGTGATCCCCGAAACGCTTTCCCTTTTCACGATCTAGCCGTGATTTATGGCCCGTAGCATGGATAGACTCATGTAATAGAGTCGCGTAGTACGATTCCCGATTAGGAAACTGCCCCTTTTCGGGCATATGAATAGAATCATTCGAGGGCCTAAAAAACGCTTCATTCCCCCCATGGTGTAGCCCGCCGGATAATTTCAGGGTATCGGTTAGCGCTTGGGCCTTGTCGCAGGGTTCCCACGTTTCCGGCGGTAACTCTTCGCGTACTGGTAACGCTACATCTTCGCATTGATCTAGATTGAAAACGTAGTAATGCTTAAGCATTGGCACGTGCGTTATTTGTTCGGGGTTAGTCTTATCCTTAACGGCTAAGGGCTTCCAGAAAACAATAGGCGTACCCTTTTCCCCCGTTTTCACGTTACCGCCTAGCGCTTGCGCTTGCTTAAAAGTGATCCATGCGTTACTTGTAAACGTACTACCCATGAGGGTTAAGAACGTCCAATTGGCACCACGATAGACTGTACCGCTAGCAGGGTTCCATGGTTGCCCATTGTGTTTACCATTACGCACGTTTTTCCAAGGTTTCACCCATGGCGCAGTGCCGTTTTCTAATTCAGTAATGATCCGATCAGTAATTACTTGCGCTATATCCATTTTTAAGCCCCTTATATAGTGATTAGGTGTAGTAATTATAACGGTATATATGCCTAGAACGTTTACATTTCCTATATGTCATACATTGTATTTTTTAATCTATATATGTCTTATAATAGGTGTATCCTATAGTCCATATATGAGTACTAAGGGGAATCTAGCGATATGAATGGGGATTGATCCTAATTCCCGATCCCCGCTTTATGGGAAATCCAAAGGGGTAACGGCATCATAAGCGCTAGACGTAAACCTAAACGCATATGCGTTACGCATTGCATCAATTCATTCTCGATTGATCCGCGAGAAAATGCCCGATCGAATGGGTTTGACCCTTGTGGATTCGCGCCCCATAACCCTCCCCGCCCCAAAGGAATTTCTGTTTTTTCGTGTAAGATGTATTTACCGTAGATGAGTGACTAGACGGTAGTCTGGGATAGTCTTCGGTTATTCGCGGTACCTGCTGTCCTTGGTGGCCCGTGTCTGAGCGTCAAGGAACCGAACTGTGCTGGACGGGGGTACAGATCTCGGAGTGCAATGCCGGAGGTGGTTACGCCTCTTGCATAGCCCGTCCCACCATTCCTGTTTTACCCAATCCATTAATCCCCGCCCCAAGGAAAAATCGTGTTTTATGATTGCCTCTGGGTGCGGATACTTTTGGACTATGGCAACGTAGATTCGGGGGTTGTACACACCGCACCCACCTTTATGCTAGTATCTGTCCATATCGTTTAAGGAGGACGTATGCAACAGGTGTATGAAGTGAGTAAGGATGTGCCTATACCGCAGCCGATTAAGCGGCATAACTACCCTTATGAGCAGTTGCAGGTAGGGGAGTCGTTCTGGGTTACTGGAATCAGTATGCAGTCTGTCTGCAATTCCAATAGAAGGCAGAGTAAGCGGTTGGAGAGGAAGTTTATCTGCCGTAAAGAAAAGGACGGGGTTAGGGTCTGGAGGGTGGCATGAATGATAAGGAACTGCTTGAGCAGGCTTTTGATGCTTTGAAGTCTTTTACTGGAGATTTGCGTTGGGCAGACACTTGGCAGGGCAAAGTTGTTAGTGATCTGGCTCAAAGGTTAGAACAAAAAGACCCTTTTGAGGAAATTGCACAATGAGTCATGCAGATCAATTAGAGCCTACTGCCAAACTAAGATGGGTGAGAAATGGTAAGGAGTACACGCTTCAGCAGTGGTGGAGTAATCAGGCCAATGTGAAGATGGGGCCAACCCATATGGTTAAGGGTGAGTGGCGCGATGTGCCAATGGAAGAGCAATAAATGGCTGTGATGGTAGCCGTGTTTGGGCTAGGCGTTATGACGGGTTTTGTGTTTGGATTGATTATTGCCGAGTTAGATAAATGAGTAAGTCTGTGCGGGGGTTTGATGTAAAAAAGACTGCCGAGTCTTGGTTTAGGCAGGCGGTAAATATTGATAAGGAATACTTCTGGCGTTGTATGAAAAGCCATAAGGAAAACTCTAAGCCTAATGGAGACTATCCTTACTGCGGCATACACGCTGAAACATATAAGTTGATGGTCAATCACCCTTGGGGACAGGAGTACCTAAAAATTGTCAAACTTAAATAAGGTTTTGCCTCAGATTGCACCCCACTGCACCGATATGTGGGAACACTTCACTACCCTTAGAGACTATGCCAAAGAGTGTTCATCCGTAGTTGAGATGGGGGTGCGCGGTGGCTGCTCTGCCTACGCCTTGGCTGCTGGCTTAGAAAAGTCTAGGTCTGAGGATAAGTGGATGGTTTACGTGGACATCCACCCCTGCCAAAACGAAGAGTTAGAAAAGCTATGCAAAGAGGCAAAGATTGCCATTGAGTTTCACTTAGCCGATAGCCGCTACATTGACCTGCCTGAGTGTGACCTGCTCTTTATCGACACCCTGCACACCTATGGGCAGCTAAAGACTGAGCTTGAGCTACATAACAGCAAAGCCAAAAAATACATTGTCTGCCATGACACCGATGCCCCTTGGGGGATGAAAAATGAGACTGACGATGGCTCCCCGGACAAAGGGCTGTGGCCAGCCATACAGGAGTTCTTGGCCGATCATAAGGAGCAGTGGCGGCTACTGGTGCGCTACCGTAATTGCCACGGGCTTACGGTACTTGCCCGCAAATGAATTTCGACACCAATAAGTTTTACCAGTTTTGCCGCTACCTGCGGATTGAGTCCAAAGAGCGCGGCATGATTACTTTGGGTGAAACCCTGCTGGGCACCCAGACCTATGTGATGGATGAAGTGGCCAAGGGCCTAAAGGACGACATCCATTTCTTTATTGTGCTCAAAGGCCGTCAGCTAGGGATTACCACTATCAGCCTAGCGATGGACTTGTACTGGCACTTTTTAAACCCCGGTATGCAGGGAACGCTAACTACCGACACGGAGGAAAACCGTGAGCAGTTCCGATCTACCCTCCAAATGTATATGGACGGGCTCCCAAAGGAATACAAAATTCCTCTCATGTCCCATAACCGGAACCAAATGGTGCTCAAGAATAGGTCACGAATGTTCTACCAAGTGGCGGGACTTAGGGCCAAAGGCTCCCTTGGTCGAGGCAAAGGTATTACCTTTCTCCACGGCACGGAGACTTCCTCATGGGGTGACGAAGAAGGACTAGCCTCCTTGCTTGCTTCCCTTGCTGAAACCAACCCATTGCGCTACTACATGTTCGAGAGCACCGCCCGGGGCTTCAACATGTTCCACGACATGTGGGTGACGGCTAAGAGGGCAAGGACGCAGAAGGCTATTTTCTGTGGCTGGTGGCGCAATCAGCTCTATGCAGCCGATCCCAAGTCCGATGTCTACAAAATCTACTGGGATGGCAAGCTCTCTGCCGAGGAAAAGGAGTGGACTCGGGAGATTAAGAAAATCTACAACTTTGAAATCAACTCCCGCCAGATGGCATGGTGGCGATGGAAACTCCACGAAGGACTCAAAGACGAGGGTCTGATGTACCAAGAGTTTCCACCCACTGAAGACTACGCCTTTGTGATGACTGGCAGCAGCTTCTTCTCTACAGCGCGATGCACTGACGCTATGAAAGAAGCCAAACGCATAGACGCAACCTATTACCGCTTCTCCATGGGTGCCAACTTCCAAGACACCGAGCTACTACAGTCCACTGCTCGGCTGGCTAC